TGATTTTGAAAGTAATCATATAGTATGGGAATACATGTATAACCAATTAATAACACAGGACAGTATATGGCAACAATACTATGATTATTGTTTTCAAATGTCAGATTGGTTACATAATCCACAAAGTGTGTATACTAAACTAGGTGTAGAATCATGTCCAGATATTAGTCAATGGACAGAACAATATTTAAGATGGAATGATAGCAATGATTTTGTTACACCAGTTACTGCCAAACGTAATGATCTCATAGCAAGACGTATGGAATTTCTATCATGGGCATACAATACTGGATCTGTAAACCTCCGAAGAACTGAACAACAAGTAGCTTTTGCAGAACTTCTGTTTAAAATGTATGAAGAAAATCAAATACATTCACCCATTGAATTTATTCAATCAGCCCAAAAAACACTGATATCAGCTTGACATAACAGCCTAAACCTGTTATTATATATACTAATTCAACGATTAACGGAGGTCTAGTATGACAACATTTTCTGAAGCAGACGTAAACAAATTGAAGCATCTTATTAAAGAAGGCATTCAAGTAACACAAGAAGTAGAAACCTTACGAGAAGGACTTCGCGATACTGTAAAAGCAATTGCAGAAGAGATGGATATTAAACCATCTATTCTTAATAAGGCAGTGCGTGTAGCATATAAGGCAGAATTTGCCAAAGCACGTGATGAGTTCGATGAACTTGAAACAATTCTAACAACAGTAGGCCGCGATAGTTAATGAGTTATGTAGACGGTTATTTTAATAGAGATAAAGATTGTCTACACGTAGTAGAACGTGTTAACGGTGAGCGAGTATACAAAGACTTTCCAGCACGTTATCAGTTCTACTATAAAGACTCTAGAGGCAAATATACAAGTATATTTGGCGATAAACTTGAACGTGTTGTATGCAACACAAGTAAAAAGTTTAATACAGAAAAGAAAATTCACGGACATAAAAAGTTATTTGAAAGTGATATTAATCCACTTTTTAGATGCTTTTCTGAGAATTACGATCCCACAGAAACCCCAGAACTACAAACAGCATTCTTTGATATTGAGGTAGACTTTGATCCAGAGAAAGGATTTGCTCCACCTGAGGATCCTTTTAATAAAGTAACGGCAGTAAGTATTCATTTAAGTTGGTTAAAGCGAACTATTTGTCTTACTATTAAGCCTGATACATTAACTAAAGAAGCAGCTAAAGAAGTATGCGACAAGTTTGAAGATACAATACTCTTTGATACTGAAAAAGAGTTATTGGAATCATTTCTCACGTTAATTGATGATGCAGATATTTTAACTGGCTGGAATAGTGAAGGCTTTGATATTCCATATATGGTTAATAGAGTTGCACGGGTTTTAAGTAAAAGCCATACTAGACAGTTTTGCTTATGGGGGCAATATCCTAAACGTAGAACCTTTGAACGATTTGGTGCTGAGAATGAAACATTTGATTTACTAGGCAGAGTTCATTTAGACTACATGCAACTTTATCGTAAGTATACATATCACGAAATGCATAGTTATAGTTTAGATGCAATTGGCGAATACGAGCTTGCAGAACGTAAAGTTGACTATGAAGGAACACTAGATCAGTTATATAACAATGACTTTGAGACGTTTATTGCGTATTCAAGACAAGACACAGAATTGCTAGTAAGACTAGATGAGAAGCTACAGTTTATTGACTTAGCTAATGTGTTAGCACACTCTAACACAGTATTGCTACAGACAACAATGGGTGCGGTTGCACAAACAGACCAAGCTATTGTAAACGAAGCACATCAGCAAGGCTTTATTGTTCCTGATAAAAAGTTTGATAAAGATACTACACAGGCGGCAGGCGCCTATGTTGCAGATCCTAAACGTGGAATGCATAAGTGGATTGGCAGTATGGACTTAAACAGTCTATATCCTAGTATTATTCGTAGTTGTAATATGAGCACCGAAACTATTGTCGGGCAAGTGCGACATACGTTTACACGTGATTTACTTGACAGAGCAAAAACAATTCCAGAAGCATGGGAGGGTCGTTTTGCAACACCCGAGTATGAACTTGTTATGGATAAAGATACAACAGAATTAATGCATATTGACTTTGAAAGTGGTGAGAGTATAGAAGCCACAGGTGCAGAGATATATGAAATTGTATTTAACAGTGGGCAACCTTGGATTATTAGTGCAAACGGCACTATCTTTACTTACGAGAAAAAAGGTATTATTCCTGGACTACTAGAGCGTTGGTATGCTGAACGTAAAATACTACAAAAGAATGCCATTGATGCACGTGAAGAAGGTGGAGATAAGTTTGCGTTTTGGGATAAGCGACAGTTGGTTAAAAAGATTAACTTAAACAGTTTGTATGGTGCGTTACTTAATCCTGGCAGTCGATTCTTTGATAGTAGACTAGGACAAAGCACAACACTAACAGGACGTAGTATTGCAAGACATATGGCGGCCAAGTGTAATGAAATTATGGCAGGCAAATATGATCACGTAGGAGAAAGCATTGTTTATGGTGATACTGACTCCACATACTTTAGTGCATATCCTATTCTTAAGCCTGAGATAGACAAAGGTGAAATACAGTGGGATAAAGATACTATTACAAGTTACTATGAAGCAGTGTGTGAAGAAGTAAACAAGACATTTCCTAATTACATGAACAAAGCGTTTCATACTACAGTAGATTTAGGTGCAATTATTGCCGCTGGTAGAGAAATATCAGCACAGTCAGGTCTCTTTATTACTAAGAAACGTTATGCAGCATTGGTATATGACAACGAAGGTAAGCGTGAAGATGCTGACGGCAAGCCAGGTAAAGTAAAAGCAATGGGCTTAGATCTAAAGCGTAGTGATACGCCAGCATTTATGCAAGAGTTTCTAAAAGAATTATTAATGATGACGCTTACTGATGCAGGTGAAGACGCAGTTATTAAACGTATTATTGAATTCCGCAAAGAATTTCGCAGTATGGATAGTTGGAAAAAAGGCACACCAAAGCGTGTTAACAATCTAACAAAATTCCGTGGTGTTGTTGCAAATTATGACAAAGTAAAGAACAAAGCTATTAGAGATGGACGCAGTGCCAAAGATATTAAGAAGCCAGCATTACCAGGTCACGTAAGAGCTGCATTAAATTGGAATCAGTTATGTAAAATAAATGATGACAAATATAGTCTTGAGATTACAGATGGCATGAAAACTATTGTTTGTAAACTTAAAGATAATCCATTAGGCTTTACAAGTGTAGGCTATCCTACAGATGAAACACGTCTCCCACAGTGGTTTCAAGAACTTCCGTTTGATGACGATCTTATGGAACACACTATTATTACTAAAAAACTAGATAACTTATTGGGTGTGTTAAAGTGGGATTTAGATGCAGGGTCGGCACATAATACATTTGCAGATTTGTTTGACTTCTAATGAATATTTTAGTTATTGGAACTTCGCATAGTGTTTCTAGTTGTAAACGCTACCCATCTCACCATCCCCTTGACCATGGCAATAAAGATATTATGCTAGAAGGTAGATGGCATGATTTGTTAGGTAAACATTATGGAGCAGATGTATTTACTCTTGCTCGCAGTGGGTGTTCAATTGAAGATCAAATAGACAAGGTATATGCATACAATCAAGTAAATCCAAAAAAACAATACGATTTAGCTATAGTAGAAGGTAGAAGAATGCAAAGTAGTATAGGAGTCAATGAAAAAGGCTTTTCGTCGCCACTTGACTTTCCATGCGAAGAAACATACTTAAATTGGACAGATGGATTTAGAAAACTTCATGGAGATACCGGAAATAAACTTGATCAGATATCTAGTGCTTATTCAAACCATATTCAGAAGCAACTGAAACAATATGGCCCATGGTTTGTTGATTATGTAGATAGTTACTTACAAGCGGTTCAAGTCTGGTCAATGAATTTAGCATTATGTTCGTTATTAGAAACTTTTTGTGATAAAGTGCTATGGTATACGTTTAATGGAAATAACGTTTCTAAATTTGGAGAACATGCACCATTAAACACCATGGGTTATCAAATGCTTAAAAAGTATGCATTGTTTACAGAGGATACATATTTTAATGGAGTAACCTCATTTCATGCATTTGCTAACGATCCAGATAATAAACTTCATTGTCATTGTCATCACTTAAATGAATTAGGGCATCATATGTTGTTTAATGATATACTAAAGCCTAGACTGGACGAATTAAAAATATTCAAATAAATACTGTTATAATGCAGTGTTCTTTATTCAATAATGGTTTAT